ACTGCCACTACTGCTGTAGTAACGGCTGTAACAACTACTGCTGTCTCAGGTATTGGTACATCAAAGTCCAATACAGGTATTTGTAATTTAGGTGGCTCTGGCTGTTCTGTTGCTTCCGCTTCTACTCCTTCGGGTGACTCCAAATCACTCGGAGGTATAACCATTGGTTTATACGATGGAAACCTCGCTGTAGGTGGTTTGAACTCGATTTGCATCGAGGGTAGCGGTTTAGGAGTAGTAGGAACTCTTATCCTACCAAGGTTTGCCGACACCTGTAGTTGGGGTTTTCTGTTCGTTAACGCCGTTCTCTACAGCAGCTTCAATTGCAGTTACAGTACCAGCTTTGTCTGCATCTAGCTTTGCTTTAACCCAACCGAGTACTGTTGACTCTGTAAGGTCAGCATATGGTACTAGAGTGTCAGGCTTAGGAAGATCTACTTCACCAGTAGCTCTGAATTTATAAGTACCATCTTCACCGTTAACACGGTAGATAACCTTATTTACATAACCATCAGCTAGTTCACGCTGCATGGTGTTGACTTGCCAAGTTTTAGTTGCCATAATAGTTTTTTGAATAAATTAATTGTGTAAATTTGACTTACCTTAGCTTGATTCTAAGGCAGCTACTTTTGTTTCTAGTGTTTCTATTTTTGTGATTGCTTCTTGTAATGCAGCAATAGTTAATGTCGATAATTTTGAATAATCTAATTGTTGCATTTCAGTTCCATCTTTCTCACCAGCAATTGCCTCTGGTACAGCAGGTGACACTTCATGTGCAAAGAATCCATCTACTGTTTTAGAAGGTTCATCTTTAAAATTAAATCTATAAGGTTTAAGTGTTTTTAATCTTGTAATTCCATCAGATATAGCTACTTCGTTTTCTTTTAATCTATAGTCAGAACTTGTATTATAAGATGTAGCACTCGCTGTCTGACTAATAGAACCGACAACACCACCGTCATTTTTTACAAATTGTACGGCTGTACCACTGTCATTTGAATTTCTTAGATATAGTCCAGCTACTTGTGAAGCATCATACCAACCCGATAAACGACCAGTAAGAGTGGCACCGACTGAGGTTGTCTCAAAACGCTTGGTACTGTCATAATATAATTCTGTGGCTGCGTTTGGAACCATCCGAACCATATATTCCGCTACAGAACCGTCTGTATTTTTATTTATAAATTCATTATTCTTACCGTATGAATCAAATCTATTTTCGGTTCCATTATGGTAGATTCGTAGATCTTGATCATTACCCAACTCAATCTTATTGTTATCATCTCCATAAAGACTACCTATAAATTGAACACCATCTGATTTAACATAAAACTTTATATTAGTATTATGTCTAAAATAAAAAACCGAATCTGTAAAGTCACAATAAGCATTACTGGCATCAAAATATAATTTTAGGTCTTGAGATGAACCTAAAGAAAGAGAGTTACCTGTTCCACTATTAGTACTATCATCAGCCAAGAATGCTCCAGATACTTTTACTCCAGTTGAAGTTGTCTCCAGCTTCTTACTGTTGTCCCAATAGAGTTCTACGGCTCCATCAGCAATCATTCTACAGTAATAATCTTGATTGCCAGTTTTATTAAAAGTTAGTTCTGATCCATCAATTATTAACTTACCTGTTCCTGTATCTCTAATCCAAGAATTCGAGCCATCATGGTAGATTTTTAGATCCCTTGAATTACCAAACTCAAGATTGGCACCATCTTTAATAGTTAGTATATAATCTGCTTTACTCCATTTAACCCAATCAACAGTTCCATCAGCACCTTGAAGTTGCAAATCACCTGATATATTTACCCCAACACTCGTGGTCTCAAGCTTCTTAGAGTTGTCGTAAAAGAGTTCAAAGCTTCCGTCTGCATTACCTAGAGCGTAAACATCACCAGTAGGTGCTTTCCTTAATACAACAGCATTATCTCCACATAACCTTAGTTGTCCTGTTCCTGTATCTTCAATGATACTGTTGCTGCCATCATGGTAGATTTGTAGATCATTCCCTGTTCCAAAATAAACTTTTACATTATCTGCGTTCTTCTCTCCTAGCAGTGGAAAACCACCATTTGTTGAGCCGTCTTGTACGACTAATGTTTGTTTTGTAGTATCTACTGTTACTTCTCTAGCTGCGCCATTAAATGAAGCATGCTCAGTTGTAGTACCACCTCTAAATTGTACTTGTGTTGCCATTGTTAATAATTAAGTAATTGATCCGTAGTTGTAAGATGAGCTGCCTTCAGCCATTGTTAGAAGGATGTTTGAAGATTCATTTGTAAATACCGCGTTAGCTCCTGTGTCGGTAATATTTCCCCAAGCTGTATGTGTGCTTGCACTGTCAGATAAGTTATAAGGTGCTGATTCAACTTGAGTTAATATTGCTGACGCTTCGTTTCTATAAGTTAAAGCTAGGTTTTTATAAGCTAAAGCGTTAGCAGCACTAGTAGAGGCATTACTTGCTTGAGTGGTAGCTGTAGATGCTTGAGACGTAGCTGTGGTTGCACTTGATGAAGCAGATGTTGCACTGGTTGATGCGTTAGTTGCTTGAGTGGACGATGTTGTAGCGGAACTTGCTGCATTGGTTGCGCTTGTTGCTGCATTTGTAGCTTGTGTAGAAGCACCAGTTATTGCACTAATATTTGTCGCACAAGTTCCTATGTCTGTCGCATCATTCGCTACTGCTGTTACGTTTGCACTAATTCCAGCTACTGTGGTTACGTTTGCACTAATTCCAGAGACTGTAGCAATATTGGTCAAATTAGACCCACTAGCCAAAGTAGATATATCTGAAGTCCCGCTAGTACTTGTTACAGCTCCAGTAATAGAACCGTGATCAGTTATATTTTCAAAATTACCAGCTAAGTCTGAACCAATAGCGGCAATAGAACCGATGTTGGTAGCACAAGCTCCTATGTCTGCTGCATCTCCAGCAACTGCTGTTACGTTCGCACTTATTCCAGCTACGGTATTTACGTTGCTAATGTTTGTAGCAACTGCATTAATATTCGTAGCGTTACTTACAGCAGAATTTATATTGCTTTGATTACTTACTGCTGCATTAATGTTTGAGATATTGGTTGCAACAGTTGTGACCTCAGTCGCTTTGGGTACATATCTATGGAATTTATAAGTATTTAAAGTTGTAGTTGTCTCAACTATTATCCCGAAACCAGTAGCATAAGTCGCAGAATCAGAGTCACATCCAATAATAGTAACTGTAGAGTTACCTACAGTTCCATTAGGTATAGTAATAATCCCTAAAGTAGCAGTGATAGTGTTTGCTAAAGGTACGCTAACAAGAGTTCCAGCACCGTTATTTACATCAGGGTTAGCATTAGGAAAACTCGTTTCATTTGCTATTGGTACAAAACCACCTACATCATCTACAAGATCAACAATACGTGCATCAATAGCAGCAGTAGTTGCAACTTTATTGTCAGCAGCTACCCAAGTTTCACCTGATTGAATTTCTTCTGCACTAGCTAAATTATAAAATCTTGCATCAGCTTCTGTTTCTGTATAGTATCTGTTATCTAAAGTCCCAACAGCTATTTCAGCCTCAGTTAACTTATTAGATTGCAGTAATGTTTTTATTTCTGCTGCTGTTTGATCGTCTTTAGCATTTGTTTCTACAGTATCTAACTTTGTACCATCTGCTGATATATCTCTACCATCTACATTACCTGAGACAGTAATATTATCAGCACTGATGGTATCTATATAACCTGTGCCATCAACGTATAGATCTTTCCATTCTTTATTACTAGCACCTAAATCACGAGTGTTATCTGCATTAGGGACAACATTAACGTAAGCAGTAATAGCTGTACCTACAGTAAAAACTATATCACCACCTTCAGAAAATTGTACATTCTTATTATTACCTGTGGACAACTTCATTGGTCCAGCAGAGGTGATCATCATTTGATGAGACAGCTCATCACCTGTTCCATACCAATAGATAGAAGCGTCGTCACTATTACCAAATTTAATTGATCTACTATCGTCTAACGTTATTTCTTCAAATATACCCTTTTGATTCTGCTCTTCCTGTAGAGCATACAATACTTGATCTTGATTATTGTTTAAGTCTACTGCTCGTATAGACGATCCAGCAGCGTAGACACCTTTAGCAGAATCTACATCTGTATCTCTATATACTCTAACTACTACACCAGTTTTAGGTGCTCCAGTACTCTCTTGTAAATCACTATCTATACTTGTATTGTTAAAAGTGATTCTTGTTGGATTTGATGTGTTATCTACTGCATATTTAGTTGTCGCTTGCGTTACTCCATTTAAAGCAACCTTTACATCTTCAGTTTTTAAAACAGGGAATGAATACGAAAACGCTAAATGTGAACCATTTGGCGTATTAAGACCATTCTCTACATAAGTTGTTGTTGCCATCAATCATTTTGTTAGTTGGTATGGCGGTGGATTTATTTGTAGATCTTCAAAATTTTGTCAATACTACGTTGGTTTGCTTTGAAGTTTTGTACCTTCTTCTCCCTTTCTTCAAGGATTAATTTCTCAACATTATTCTCTCGGCTTATCTTTGCCCAAGCTTTTTTCTTTGCCCTATCAAACATCTTTGCAATACGCTTGTAGTGAGGGAAAGATCTTGGTTCTGTGTCATGTCTACCTTGTCTTCTCTCATATTGCATCTCAGCTAAAGAAGCTTGCATACTTGGACTATTAGCCATATCGTCAAGCTGTTTTAATAGGTTTTGATCACCTATTGCCTTTTGGTACATAGACCTGATCTTTGGACTATCACTTAGATCTGTACCATCTGGAGCTGAGTAAGTAGACGTTCTCATGTCATACCCACTATTAAATAATAACTCTCTGCCAGGTGAATAATCTAAGTTAAAATTCACTGGAGATACCGCATTAAACATACGAGTCATAAAGTTATGATCTTTAATTGGATTACCAGTAAGTAAGTCGTACTTGATAGGTAAAGGATCTAATGCGATGTTTTCAGTAATTAAGTTTCTATTTCTGATTGAGCTTTGAATATCAGAACCTAACTCTCTTGTGTAAGGAGTAAGTACCTTACCTATCTCATTTCTAAGACTAGATAAAGGTAAAGTATTATTCATTAAGGATGCAATGATTCTGTTCTGTTGCCCAGGTTGTCCAGAGAACAAATCAACAAACGATTGTAGTCCAGCTAAATAAGACTTACTGGTTATGGTTCCAGCTAAAGCTACACTTAATTTCTGTAATCTATCTTCAGCCCATTCTTCACCCATGAGATCCATATGATCTCCTATATCTCCTACTAATGCGAGGATCTGGTTAAATGGTTCAAATGAATCATAGTTAACCCATGTATTTCCAATCTTAATTGTTCTTGGTTTCCATCCAGCGTCTTGCCATGCTTGTCGTTTTTGTCTATCAGTAGGACCATTTCCATGTAAGCCTCCATTAAGGTAAGCCATACTAGCCATAGTTAATGCAGATCCTCCCATAGCTAATCGTCCATTCTGAACTGCCTTAGCATTCATTAAGTCACGAGATGTATGTATTCCATAAATCTCTAAACCTGATAAATCAGTTCCTGGCTTTGCAAGTGCAATGTCTCTATATTCTTTAACTAATAAGTTAAAACCAGGAGTATGCTTTGCTGTTAGCTGTAGTCCATTAATACCAGTCCTAGCAAATAAAAAGAAAGGTCTAGCCCAAGGGGTTTCGTTAAATGCAGATTCAAGCTTCTTAGAAAAACCAGTTAAGTCCTGAGTAAGTGTTGCTTCTTTCTTGCTATAAGCAGCAGCCGAATCAGTTAGGTTTCCATTTTGATCAAATATCTGAGAGTTAAACTTATCCTCCATATCTTTGAAGAACCTTGCATCAAGATTTACAAAGTCTCCATCAGGTAAGTTCTCAGCAGCTTGTAAGAATGCTTTCTCCCTAGATCTGGCTCTACCAATGATTAGCCCGAAAGCATCATCAGTCGCTGCCATGATCTTAGTTGAGTAAGTTAAGAACTTATTATCATTAGCTCCTCTAACTAGGTTAGCTGTACGGAATAAAGCTTTGTCAGATTTAGTACCTCTAGTCTCAGCCCAGTGACCATACATTTCCCATTGGTCGTCTAGCTTACTTCTTTCAACGAATCGGGTTTTAATAGTTGATATTTCACCAGACCAATAAGCATTAAGACGTTTTTTAAATAATTCAAAGGATTCTGGTACTGCTTCACGCATCGCATTTAATGCTGCTAATCCGGCTCTGGAAGTCATCCAGTCGCCTCTCATGGCACCACCCATAGCCATAGCCATAGGTCTAGCAAAGGTTGCAGTAGAGGTACCCATGATTGCTCTTACAGCAGTCTTAGGTCCAGATAAAACACTATGTGTCATCATGGTGCCTAGCTCTTTTACTAAAGCTCCAACCTTCTTAGGTTGACCTTTAAAGCTTCCACCTCTCATCTTTTGACGCATCCAAGCATCTAAGTCATCAAGAGTTTGGACATCTTTAGCCATAGATATTCCTTCGAAGATAGTTTTGAATAATTCATCACCACCGTCTTCAGGGGCTATCTGCATAGCCATACGGAAGGCATCTATGCTTTGACTAACATCAGCGTCTACTGCCTCGTCTATTTGCTTACGAGACATCTTTACATTTGGCTGTAGATCTCTACCTTGTTGAGACCACTCAGCACTCATTTGTTTTCTGATTCTTAAACCAGCTTCAAACTTTTGTATTAACTGCTGTGCTGGTCCATCTATATCACGTAGGTCTACATAATCACTAAGTTCTCTTCCAATTGTGGCATGAGCTTTAATATCACTAAGTAGTGACCCATTGATTAAATCAACTGTATTAGCAAATTCAGGTCTTGTGTATTCATATATCACTTTACCTGCTTTATCTTTAGCTTGAAACTTTTGGTCTGTTATTTCTTTCCAGAATTCCTCTGGAGTTAGATCAGAAGTGTTTCTGCCTTCATAGATTCTTTGCGATAGCTCAATATCAGAACCTACTAATTCATCAAGTGTTTTACCTTGACGTTTAGCTGTCTCTTCTAGTTGTGCAATCTTACCTTTACTATAAGCTTTCTTAAGTACTTCTCTTACTGTTTTTCTAGCTTCACCAGAACTACGAGCAATGTTGTCAACTTGTACTGGACTTAGAAATGATCCAGTGGTTCCCTCTTCAGCTCCCCAGTCATTCTTTATAGACCGAAGGCTTTTTCTAACACTTTCAGGTGTCTCGTTAGAGAATGTAGAACCCTGCCATGGGTCAGCTATAGGCTGATTCTTTGCAGCTCTAAACCCAACTGCTTTCTTTTGAGTTTTACCTTGTTCAACAATCTGATCCTTTACACTCTTAGCTCTGCTTATAAGCTTTTTACCTGGGTCAGTTTTAGCTGCCCAACCAACTGATTCAAGTATTCCATCTACCTGTAAACCAATAAGACCACCTTCAAGAACGTTCTTAAACTTCTTGACCATTGGATGATCATATTCTTGAGTAGCTAGTGGTGTATCTAATAGTGGAATCTTTTCTTTAAGTATTCCAGATACGTTGTCATCGAGTGAAGTCTTAGAAAGTAAATCAAACCTGGCACCAGTCATGGCACCACGAGCAAGTCTAGTTCCTAGTCCAACACCACCTTTTGCTATTCCTCCAAAGCCACCAGTTGAAGCAAGTAAAGAAGTTACATGAGAAGCACCACGGACAAGACCACCAATAAAGGTTTTTGATTCATAAGGATTATCATCATCCTTATATAACCAGTCGTCCCATTCAGTGTCATAACCACCTTCTTTAGCTTCTCTAGCCATCTCACCAGTAGCAAAGTCAATGACTTGCTCTGGCAATGTGATAAATGAAGATGCTGTATCTCTTAAGCCAACGACTCCAGAAACTGCAACATCTTTAACTCGATCACCAAGATTAAGCTCTTTATCCTCTACCTCTTCAATAGGTGCTTTCTCTGCTGCTACCTTTTCTTCCTCTTCTCTTTTTTGTTCAGCTTCCAAATTTGCTTGAACAAAGGATGAGACATCCTCTACTGCCTTTTCAGTATTAGGGTCTAATTCTATAATAGGGTCCATTTGTTACCACGGTAATTATTCGCGTATTGCTCGACGCGAACCGCAGTTACACGCCAGGAGTCATTAATACACGCTTGTTATAAATAGAAGTTTTGGCATTTGGCTCTTCACCTGTCGATTCGTAGCCATAGTCAATAAGTGCTCTAGATTGTCTGGAGCGAGTTGGGTAGTGATATAAAAGTCTTAATCTATTAGGTTTATTCTCTATCTCATCTGCTTCTCTATCTTTGAGTTCTGATTCACCTTCAGTCAGTATGGATAATTGCCTTTGGGCTAAGTCATATGGGCTGATACTAAGTTGTCTAGCAACATTTATATAGTATTCAGGTAGGTGACTACTGATTGGATTAGGGTCTTTAGACCAAAGGATTAAAGTCTTTTGATCTTTTATTGTCGCAGGTAATTTAATAAATTTCCATTGACCACCTTTACCAACATCTACCCCTCTAACAACATTACTCCATTCTTCTCTATTACTTTTAGGATCATAGTCTCCTTCCATTTGTTGATTTACAGTTCTTTCGTCTCTAGCTGCTGCATCTACGGCTTGTTTAGCAGCATTAAAGGCATCTTTAGTTTTAGCTATTTGATTACCTTCGTCGTCGTATAAAGTGTCACGATATGTCTGATTAAATAAATCAGTCATGTATCCATGTAAGTTCAACCATGTAGCTGGCTTACCTTCAGTCTCCCCTAGCTCAAGTCCTGTACCCAGGTTAGTAGCTGCTGTGATATATTGTTGAGCTAATTTAGCATTACCAGTACCAGAAGTTAAGGCACTATTACTTACAACTTTATCAGCATATTTGTTATAGACTTCATTACTAACATTAGCTAGTTGATAGTCTTCTAAATGACCTTGATGTCTAAGAGTATTCTCTAATCGTTCTTCAGCAGCCCAGTCTTCTTCGTGACCAGCTAAAGCACCTTGTAGATCAACAGGGACATAACCATCATATTTCTGTCTATATATTTCACGCATCTGTTGCTTCTCATCATTAGTCCAGTCATCTTTAGATCTAATGATCTGTAGATCACCAGCTATCATTTCCTCCCTTTGCTCCTCTTTAGCTTGAGTTCCAAGGGCTGCTGCTTCAGATAACCTCTCTGGTAAGTCTTCCCATTCTCTCCACGAAGTCATTGACTTCAGTGAACCATCACGAGCTTGTACTTCGTGATTAAGAATAGACATTGCCTCTGGATAGGTAATCTTATTCTCACCAACTAAGCCGACTAGATAGTCTGCAAATGCAAGACGACCTACTCCAATACTTGTACCTTCTCTAGCTGCAAACCTCTGTGCAAATTTGTTAGCATTATCGAAACCATCAGCAGGATTGGCTGTTATAAAACTGGTTTCAATAAATCGTTTATCAGATTCTCCTATCTGTACTTGATAAGCTTTTTCCCTTTGAAGTGCTTGTTTATTTCTTCTCTTCTCATCATATTTATCTATCTCAGGTTTTAAGACTGTAGCTATTAAAGATTCATTTAAACCTGCAAATCTCCTTGCATAGTTGAACTTAATCTTCTCATCTAATGCTGCTTGCTCGGCTGGAGTCTGGACCTTCTCTTGATTGATTGGAGTACTTACTCCATCTCTATCTACATAGACCTCGGTATTTTCATAAGCTTCTAAAAAATACTTCTCATAATCTTTTGCTTGATCTCTAAGCCAAGCTTCAGCTAATGCGTATTTTTCCCACCCAGCCATATCACGGAATTCTTGAGCCGTAATACTGTCACCAGTTTCTTTTTCTAGCTTCCGTGCAAACTCTTCTGTCTTTAAACTGTCATCAAATAGGAGGTCTCGTTCTCCTCTAAAGACTTCTTCAAGCTCAGGATCAATACCTTTGGTTAACATATCAAAGGCTATAACAGCTTCCCTATCAGCTCTGTGTTTGTCTTTTCTCTGTTGAGCTATGCCTAGCATAGTCTGGGATAGATTACCTAATTGATCTAAAGTCCTTTCGGTCTTTCTGTATTCAGCTTCGTTGTTTTGTATGATTTGACTTAGGTATCTTTCTTCTGAAGCTTGTATAGCGTTATTAGATGCAGTCTGTTCAGGGACTATATCTACTATCTCTTCAGGGTCGAAGGAACCACCGTCAACTTGGTATGTTGGTATTATCATTATGCTGTCGGATCGGGTTTTTCAGGTGTATATGCAGAGAAACCAGCCTGAGCACCTCCAAGAAGTGCAGCAAACATTGGGTTCTGGTACACAGGTTTAGGCGGTGCTAAGTCAGGTATTGGCTGTATAGCTACGTTTCCAAACGATCTATTTAAAGATCCCTTAAGCTTTCTATTAACGTCTTCATTATATTGTTTAGCCTTGTAACCAGCCATTGATAATCCTCTGGATCTCATAGCTTGACTTAATCCATATTCACCTTTATTCATGACTAATAATCTACCTAGACTTCGACCACGTACTCCTCTCTCAGCAGCAGATGCCTCTATAGCTCCTTCGTTTTGAAGCATCTTTTTAAAGTCTTCTTGGTTCTGCAAGATGGCTAAAGATTGAGCATTGTTTAAAGAGATTTGAGTTTTGGTATAAGCTCGCTGTGCAGC